GGCGTCAGATGAGTATTATGATGAACTGGACCGCCGCCTTCGCAGCTCGTTTCCTCATCGTTTTCAAGGAGAGCCGCAAGTGCAGCAAACGAATACCAGAGCCAACCGGCCCGTGCAAACGGTTGCGCCTGCTTCCCGAGCTTCGGGGGTGAATAGTGCACGCAGGACCGTCAAACTGACCCCAAGTCAGGTTGCGATCGCTAAAAAACTGGGTGTTCCGCTTGAGGAATATGCCAAATACGTTAAGGAGTAAGCCATGAACGACAAGACTTTAGGTGTACCTAAATTAGATCGCAGTCCTCGCCAATCCGTTACACGGGAAGCGGCTGCGCGTCGTAAGCCTTGGGCTCCTCCTTCAAAATTGGACGCGCCACCTGCGCCTCCTGGCTTCAGGCACCGTTGGATTAGAAAGGAAGCAAACGGATTAGATGACCGCAGCAATGTGGCCGCCAAAATCCGCGAGGGTTATGAACTCGTTCGTTCGGACGAGTACCCGGACTACCATTCGACTTCGGTAGACGACGGCCGACACGCCGGTGTAATCGGCGTGGGAAGTCTGTTGCTTGCAAGAATTCCAGAGGAAACGGCAGAAGAGCGCCGCGCATATTACAACTCGCGAACCCATGACCAGCTTCAAGCTGTCGATAATGAGTTAACGAAAACAAACGCTCATTCGAGCATGCGTATTCTTAACCCACAGCGGCAGTCAAAAACAGTTTTTGGTGGCCCTGATAAGGCCGATAACTAATTTTTTTTAAGGAATAGAAAAATGGCAAATTCCAATAATCCTTTTGGGATGCGCCCTTTAGGCAATCTTTCTGCCACGGGAGCGCAAAAGCAGTACTCGTATCTGGTTAAAGAAGACTATGCGACCAGCATTTTCCAAGGTGACTTGGTACGCATGGTAGGCGGCTACATCCAGCGCCTGTCTGGTGCGGATCAAACCGCAATTGGCGTCTTTAACGGATGTTTTTATGATGATCCAGTTACCGGCAAGCCCACTTGGTCAAACAAGTTCATTGCCAACGCAGCTTTCACTACCGACATCCAGGCAGACATCATTGATGACCCCAGCCAGTTGTTCCTGATCCAGGCCGATAGCCAAGCCATTGTTCAAGCCGACATCGGCGAGAACGTTGGTGTTGACTATGGCACAGGTAACGTGACTACAGGCCTGTCTAACATGACTACTACTGGTGCTCCTGGAACAACCCAGGGCAACACGTTGAAGATTGTTGGTCTGTATAACGAGCCGGGCAACACCCTTGGTGCTTATGCCAAGCTTGTTGTTAAAATCAATAACCACAGCTACGGTAGCCTTGGCGTGACCGGCGTGGCATCGTAAGGAGTCTGACAAATGGCAATTTCACGTGCACAATTAGTAAAAGAACTTGAGCCCGGCCTGAACGCTTTGTTCGGTCTGGAGTACAAGAATTACGAAAACCAACACACCGAGATCTACTCTGTCGAATCTTCAGACCGTGCGTTTGAAGAGGAAGTGATGGAATCAGGTTTTGGCGAGGCCCCGGTCAAGTCCGAAGGCGCAGGCGTTTCATACGACCAGGCGCAAGAGGTCTACACCGCTCGCTACACCCACGAGACCATCGCTCTGGCTTTCTCCCTGACTGAAGAGGCAGTGGAAGATAACCTGTACGACAAGCTTTCGGGTCGTTACACCCGTGCTCTGGCACGTTCTATGGCTCAGACCAAGCAGATCAAGGCTGCGGCTGTTCTCAACGGCGCTTTCACCACCGCAATCGGCGGCGACGGCAAGCCTTTGTGTGCAGACGATCACCCCACGCTGAATGGTCCTTTGCTGCGTAACGAGCTGTCAGTTGCCGCAGACCTGTCCGAGACATCCTTGGAGCAGGCTCTGATCGACATCGCAGCCTTTACCGATGAGCGCGGCTTGAAGATCGCTGTTCAGGGTCTGAAGCTGATCATCCCCAAGGAACTGATGTTCACTGCTGATCGCATCATGAAGTCCACTCTGCGTGTTGGTACGGCAGACAACGACATCAATGCCATCAAGAACATGGGCATGGTTCCCCAGGGCTACACGGTTAACAACTTCCTGACCGACCCGGATGCATGGTTCATCAAGACCGATGCTCCTAACGGCATGAAGATGTTCCAGCGTCTGTCCATGAAAACCGGTTTCGAAGGCGACTTTGACACTGGCAACATGCGCTACAAGGCCCGTGAGCGATACAGCTTCGGATATTCTGATCCACGCGGCATTTTTGGTTCACCAGGTACCCCCTGATAAGCCAAAGTTCCAAGAAAACCCCAGCCCAAAAAGCTGGGGTTTTTTATTACTTTTAAGCCCTTGACACTCGCTAAAAACAGGCGTAAAAAGGTGATATTCCGGGGTTCCCGGTGTTGTAGACAGTCCCGGCTGACGTCATGCAGACTACAACACTACAAATTCTCGCATGAGAGGAAACTTCAATGGCCCGCACTAGCTTCTCCGGCCCAGTCGCATCAGACAATGGGTTCATCGGAAACATCACAGGTAATATCGACGGTTCTGGCGCAGTCACACACGCCGCCACCTCCGCTATCAACGCAACTGCCACAGCTTCTGCTGCTCAGGTTGCAACTGGCTACATCACTTCCACATCTGCCGCTGCTACCACCATCACGCTGCCCACAGGTACGGCCTTAGGTACGGCTCTTGGCGCTGTTCGTGGCACTGTGTTTGATCTGTACATCGACAACACAGCTGGCGCAAACACAGTAACCATCGCTGTCAATACCAATGCGATTCTGTCGACTGCCGCCGCTGACACCGCCGCTTCGTTTGGCGATCTGACCGTTGCGTCTGGCGCGACAGGCCTTGCTCGTTACACGCTGATGTTTTCTAGCCCCACGGCCTACGTATTTACCCGTACAGCTTAACTAGGAGGCTCTCATGAGCTTTGCAAGCGACATTAAAGCTGCGACAGCAACAGCGACCGGCCAGGTTATTGACGGCAGGTCTCGTGTGCAGGGGATCTATTACGTTAGTGAAGAGACCGCTGGATCCATTGAGCTTCGGTCTGGTGGCGAGGAAGGTCCGCTGGTGGCCGATTTGGCGACTCCAGGGGCGGTCACTTCAGATAACGTCATTTTGCCCGACGCTGGTCTTCTTTTTAAGGACGGGGTTCACGTTACGTTGAGTAACGTCAGCAGCATCACCTTGTTTTACTACGGTGGCGCTGAGACCCCTGCCCCTCCGGAAGAGTAACCGGTGAGCTCAAAGGGCATGGGGATTAAAACCTCGGTCAAGTCGGGTAATTTCCGCCCGACCAAGGCCGGGGCAGGCATGACGGAAAAGGGCGTAAAAGCCTACCGCCGCGCCAACCCTGGCTCTAAGCTTAAAACCGCTGTTGTAGAAGATGACCCAAGTCCTGCTCGCGCTAAGCGCCGCAAGTCTTTTTGCGCACGCTCAGAGGGGCAGATGAAAAAGTTCCCGGAGGCTGCTAAAGACCCGAATAGCCGCCTTCGGCAGGCCAGAAAACGATGGAAGTGTTAAGTTATGGAAATGATGCTTTGGAACGCGGTGCTGTCGTTTGTTGTTGCACTTATGGGTTTTATGCTTAAAGGCAAAATGGATGAACTCAGCAGGCTTAGCGTTTTGCTAAACCGAACAAGAGAGGAGGTCGCGCGTGATCACATCACTCGTGCAGAAGTTCACAGGGATCTTGAAAAGCTTATGGAGCGCTTTGATACGGGCATTCAACGCCTTGAGACAAAGATTGATCGCCTTGTGGGTCAGGATTAAGGGGTAAAAATGCCCGAAAAGAAAGGACTTTACGCAAATATCTGGGATAAGCGACGTCGTATCGCCGCAGGGTCCGAAGAAAAAATGCGCAAACCCGGTAGTAAAGGAGCCCCAACGGCAAAGGCCTTCAGGGCATCAGCAAAAACAGCCAAAAAAGGAAAGACCAAATGAAATCTACGACGCAATCCCCCTTGAAAAAGGCCATGCCTGCAAAAGCTCAGGGCAAAGGTATGAGCAAGATGCCTCCTGGAATTGCTAAGCGCATTGCCGCAGGCAAATCGGCTCCAGCAGGGATCTCACGCACGCGTGCTGCCTTGTTGTCGCCAAAAGAAGAGCCAGTTGCTCTGAAAAACGGCGGAAAAGTCCGTAAATACCAGGTTGGCGGCGCTGTTTTGCCTGCCCAAGCTGCCGCACAAGCCGCCCAAGGCATGGCTCGTCGCCCTGCAATGCCCGATCAAGCTGCCGCTCAAGCCGCTCAAGGCATGGCTCGTCGTCCCGCAATGCCTACTCAGGCTGCTGGTCGCGCTGCGTTTAAGAACGGCGGCGCTGTCCTGCCGTCTAAAGCAGCTCCCCAAGCCACCCAGGGAACGGCCCGTCGCCCCGCAATGCCTACACAGGCCGCTGGCGCTCGTCCGTTCAAAAAGGGTGGTTCTGTTAAGAAAAGGAAATAATCATGGCTGGACGTGGAATGGGTGCCGCCACCCAAGGCGGAGGCTGCGTAGCAAGCGGCCCTAAGAACAAAATGATTAAACAAACCAGCCAAACAACTGGCCCTGTAATGATGAACAAGGGCGGGGAAGTGAAGAAGAAAAAGGGCGGCATGGCTAAAAAGGGCTGTAAGTAATGACCACTTCAGGTACAACGACCTTCAACCTCACGATTGACGAGATCATTTCGGAGGCATTTGAGCGCTGCGGGATGCAGATTACCAACGGTAATCAGCTAAAGAGCGCTCGTCGGTCGTTGAACCTGATTTTTATGGAGTGGGCAAGCCGAGGGCTGAACCTTTGGACGATTGAGGAAGAGTCTATCCCCTTGATTTCGTCCAGCCCTGAGTGGAATCTTCCCACGGACACGGTGGACATCTTGTCTGCCGTTGTTCGAGACATGTCCCAGCCCCCTGGGATTGATATCTCTATCCAGCGGATCAGCCGTTCCGAGTATTTGAACACCCCCAACAAGACAGTTCAGGCGCGGCCGTCACAGTTCTATGTGCAGCGCACCATCCAGCCGAAGGTCTTTCTGTACCCGGCCCCGGGCGGCGGTGGCGGCCCGTATGAGCTGCGTTTTTACAGAATTCGGCGCATCCAGGACGCTGGCGAGTACATCAACACGGCAGAAGTTGATTTTCGGTTCTTGCCGTGCCTGGTGGCAGGCCTTTCTTACCAGATTTCGCTTAAATATGCTGCGGATCGGTCTATGGCTTTGAAACAACTGTACGAAGAAGAGTTTGCTCGAGCAGCGTCGGAAGACCGTGACCGGGCAAGTGTGTACTTCGTGCCCGAAATAGGGTGCTAGTGTGTCCTATGCCAAAGGAAAATATGCTTGGGGACTCTGCGATTACTGCGGGCAACGTTTTAAGCTTAACGAGCTTAAGAAAAACTGGCGCGGATTCAAGGTCTGTGAAGCCGACTACGAGCCAAAAGAGCCTCAGCTCGACCCCCTTCGATATCGTGGTGATGCAATTGCACTTCTTGAGCCTCGCCCAGATCGTGTGGAGCCGATGGATGTATACGTGGCTGCTCCCGGAGATAGCGCTTTCCAGAGCATCGGAACCGCGGAAAACAAAATAGACATGAGACCGGACGAGCTATCGCCCCCTCTTATTGGTAGAGCCTTTCTTGGGAAGGTCGTGGTGTTGACATGACATATGACGAACTTGTTGAACGTATTAGGGATTACACCGACGTCGATGCTAACGTCTTCACACTGCCTGTGTTGAACACGTTTATTGAGTTCGCTGAGAACCGAATTCTGCGGGATATCGATCTTGATGTGTTTAAGCTTGAGGTGGTTGGAAACCTAAGTACAGGCAACCGTTTTTTGACTGCCCCAGACAACATTCTCACGCATCGTTACCTGATGGTAAAAGTGGGGGATGAAAAGGTTTTCTTGGAGTTCCGAGACAACTCCTTCATGCGGGAGTACTGGCCTGATGCCGGTCGCACGAGCGTGCCAAAGGTCTATTCGGTTTGGGACGAGGACACGTTTGCCGTGGCCCCTACTCCAGACGCCAACTATGAGGTTCAGCTGGGATACATACGCAGGCCCGCGCAAATCTCACCGCAGACACCAACAACTTGGATCAGCACAAAAGCACCGGAAGCTCTGTTTTACGCTTGCCTAATTCAGGCCTATAGCTATACTAAAGGTCCTGGGGAGCTCATCCAGTTCTTTGAAAATAGTTATCAACAGGCCATTCAAGGGCTTGGGATTGAGCAGCAGGGCAGGCGCCGTCGTGATGAATATCGTGACGGTATGGCTAGGATCAAGATTAAATCGGAGTCACCTGGACCATGATGCACATGTCAGACAAGGGTGTTTTACTTGGTGGTTCTGTAACCGTACTGACCACAAACAACCGCGGCTTCATGCCCGAGGAGATCGCTGAGCGCGCCCTCGATAAGATTATCTATGTCGGAGGCAGCAGCCATCCGGCCATCCGCGACCAAGCGGAAGCATTTCGGGAAAACATCCGGCAAATTCTGGTGTTTTACATGAAAGAGGCAATTCAATCCGACAGGACCACGATTGCTGCACGTCTTCGGGAAGCAGGACACCCGGAACTCATTAAACTTTTAGACTAAGGAGTCTATTATGCCTATTACCCAAGCAATGGCTACATCGTTCAAACAAGAACTGATGCAAGCACTTCACAACTTTAACTCATCTGGTGGCAACACCTTTAAAATTGCTCTGTACACCTCCAGTGCAACTTTGGGCGCTTCTACCACTGCATATTCGGCAACCAACGAAGTAGCTACCGGCGGTAACTATTCAGCTGGCGGCAATACACTGACTGCTGTTACCCCCACTTCTTCGGGCACAACCGCCTTTACCGACTTTGCTGACACCACCTGGACTTCGGCAACGATCACGGCCAACGGCGCGCTGATTTACAACAACACGAACTCAAACCGTGCTGTTGCAGTGCTGGCGTTTGGCGGCGATAAGACCTCGACCAACGGTGACTTTACTATTGTGTTCCCGACACCAGATGCTTCCAACGCTATCATCCGCATTGCATAGGTATAAGTAAAGGTGTTAAACCTAAAAAGGGGCGGTTGTTCACGCCCCTTTTTTACTTTCAGGGGGAAAAATGAACTGGCGCATCTGGTACAACACGGGTCAAATAGTTGATGGCTCAACTGCCGAAGACTGGGCTAACGCACCCAACGAAGGCGTGTTGGGGATTGCTATTCATTTTGGCCGCCGAGACGATGGGGTCATGCTTGGTGAGCTTTTCTCTGGATCTGATTGGTACTGGATGTACGAGGGTAAAATCTACCAAAGCGGAACCTCTTCAGAGATTCCAAATGAATGGCTAGAGCACAGCGCCCCGAGCGGGTCTGTGCTGAAAAAAGGAAAGTGGACTACTGAAGAACACATTGACCAAGTCAGTCTTGACATGGTGGATTGGGTCCAGTAATGCCCGTAACCTATTACTTCAGTAATACCGACTCTGATTTAGGCGGAGGCGCGGACTTTGATAAGGTCTTAAGCCGAAGCACAGAGAGCGCCAGTACGTTATCGGTTCCGATTGCGCAGGGCGCTACTGAAGTAAGCTATGGATATACTCCAGCGGGTGACCCGGGGGTTGATGGTGCTACAGGCAATTACACCGTCAAAGTTAACGTCACAACTGCCAACTCCAACATCACAATATCGATTGCGGTTGCTAGGGTTAATTCTTCTGGCACACAACAATCCATATCGTCGTTTTCTACTGGGCAAAGTGCTTCCAGTACTGGCGTACTGACGTTCAGCCTAACCAGTATCAATCTCGGTACGTGGGCCTCGGGCGACCGTTTGCGGGTGCATTATCGGTTTGTTAACGGAGCTGCGCATAGCGCCCAGACAGTCGTAATTGGAACGGGGACCGCGAACGAGGCGGTGGATACACCGTTTATTGTTCCAATAACCAATGTAGACGTTACGGGTGTTCAGGGGACCTCTGCTGTTGGCAGCGTCGTCACTCGCAGTGCCAGCGCCACCCCCGTTACTGGGGTAAGTGCCACGGGGCAAGTTGGAACGGTAACAGTTAACTCAACAAACATCCTGTCTGTCTCGGGGGTAGAGGCTACTGGACAGACTGGCATAGCGCTTGGGCCTACTCCTGTCACAGTGCTTCTTGAGGGGGTAGTAGCCGAGGCGCTTACCGGCGCCACTACGGTTCAGAACACGGCGGCGGTGCCTGTTACGTATTACTTTATCAGCACAAACTCTGATTTAAGCGGTGGCGCGGACTTTAACAAGGTTTTAAGTCGAACCACGGAAACCGCAAGCACGCTTTCTGTGCCCATAGCATCCAGCGCGACAGAGGTCAGTTTTGGCTATACCGAAGCCAACGACCCAAGCGCAGACGGCACGAGCACGGGAAGCTACTCTGTTGAAATAGAAGTCACCACAGCAAACACAAACATCACGCTGTCGGTAGCGCTTGCTCGGGTAAATTCCTCTGGAACACAGCAGGCAGTTACTGCTTACAGCGCGGGGCAGACAGCCAGCTCTGGGGTCAAGACATTTAACTTCACTAACCCTGCCCTGGGCACGTGGGCCTCGGGCGATCGGCTAAGAGTCCAGTACCGGTTTGTTAACGGAGCGATGACGGCACAAACGGTGGTCATTGCCACTGGGGGTACAAACACGGAAGTAATAGCACCGGTTCGGCAGACGATAACAAGCGTTTCAGTCCCAGTATTTGGAACTCCAATACAGGCGTTGTTAAACCATGTATCGGTCAATTTCTTCCCTGTCCTGAGTGGCTGGGGCCGAGACGTTTGGGACAGCGGTGCTTGGGGTGAGGATGCTGCGGGGGACAACGCCCTTGTTGATGTTACGGGGGTGGTTGGTACGGGCCAGCTCGGGGAAGAGGTCGTTGTCGGCAAAGCGGTTGTTCCTGTTACGGGCGTAGCAGGTACGGGCCAGACGGGCACGGTTGTTATTGT